AGAATGGCTGCACATGTCCATGATGAGCAAATCTTTGATTTCACTTGTTCTCCCTTGCTTTAATTAATATAACATGTTTGGAGACGTTTGTCAAGTCGAAAAGCAAAAAAAAGCCCCGAAGGTAAAACCAACGGGGCCAAAGGAGGTACATCATGAAAACTAACAGCTATTACACTAACTAGTCGTCTGAATCTATATTTACATTTTTGCCTTCGCTCTCAAACTTTTTAATGATCTCTTCGTCCATAATGTCGAGCACAACGGCACGAAACTCTTCGTCTTTCAGCTTATCGAGCCACTGAGTTCTTTGAAATTTAAATTCTTTACCATTGCGATCATAAATCTTATTCCAAGAGCCACCCTTGAAGCGGTCAGAGCCAGATAGACGCAAGGCTTCCAACCATGACTCCTCATCCTGCACTCCTACATCTTGAGCCCAGAGGATCTTGAAGCCACAAGTTCGACCTTCGGAGCCAAAGCGAGATTTCTCAATCTTAACCTTGACCTCAGAACCAATACGAAGACCACTCTCATCAGTTACATAAGAGGCTTTAGCCTTCCGTTTTGTGAGCCAGATGCGAAGAGAGCAAGAATACTCAATTGCTTTACCACCTGGGGCAAAGTAAGGTGTAGTCATTGCTTCGGCTATGTTGGAAGTAATGTTTGTCTTCAACTGATTGATCAACAGCAAAGTGCTTTGATGGTTAGCTAAGGGAATTGTTAGCTTTTTGAACGCTACAGAGAAAATTCTCGGCTTAACTGCCATTGTAGACTGAGGATTGAAATCGCTCTCAAGTTCCTTCTCAGAAACCGTTGCTGCGATAGAATCCCAAACAAAGATAAACTTGGCATCTGGCTGCCAAGCCATTAAGTTCTCAATAGCCTCACAAACCTTTTCAACAGAAACTGCCTGGACATACATGTAATTGTCCATGTCCATCCCCATTTTGATCAAGAATTCTTCGTCTATTGCTGATTCCGAATCGAAATAAACAACAGTACAACCAAGCTTCTGAGCATTTACTGCGATTTGGGCCGCCATGTAAGATTTCCCTGCACTGCTTAGTCCTGCGATTTCAGTTATCTTGCCTACGGGAATACCAGACAACTTTCCTCGGCAAATGATAGAATCCAACCAGCGAGAGCCGGTTGGTATCCATTCTTTTACAGTTGTGGGGTTGTCTTCCCTCAGATCGTGAGCAATGTCGATTCCTGTCGTTTTATTTATGAACTTCTTCATTTCTGCAAGATCAATCTTGCCTGCTTTCGTCATCTAGACCACCTCTTCTGCTTCTTGATAGCAGATTCCCAATTCCTCATTGGTCTTGTAGATTGTGCTATCTGTGGTCTCTTCGGATTTTTCCGTTGATCCCGTGTCTGCTTGCTTTTTGCCTCCGCAAGCGAGGAGGAGTGTTAATAAAACTATCATATTTTCTCCTGTTCTATAGTTTTCTAGAAAAAACATTCAACTTGTTGTTAAAATTTGACAAAAAGTCGAAGATTTCTCCCGTATCATTAAATTCTAATTCAGTAATCAATTGGGCCACACAAAAAGAAAGCACTGCTTCTTGAGTTTCTGGGGACTCTGCATTGACATAGTATTTTTGTATATATGCATTCTCCTTGTTGATTTTAATACAATACCCTTCTCCCTCTGGGTTTACGGATGCATTTCCAATCGGCCCATGAGGAGTTTGATCTGCCTCTATTATCTCAATGTTTGCAAATTTCTCTCGCGTGTTTTTCCCACTCGAAAGAGGAATGACCTTGTCATCTACTATTTTCTCATTTTTTATCTTCTTAGTCAGCTTTCTTGTGATTAAAGGGTCGTTGACTACAGTGGTTATGTCTTTGACAAGCTTTTCCTTTTGAGTAGGGGATTTCTTTGATAATTTGGCCTCTCTCTTTCTGGCCTCTTTAGCAAAGGGCATAACAATTTCTCGAATCTTATCAAGTAAAGACTGTCTAATGTTAACATCGTCCTTTCGAGTTGTTGTTCCCATGTCTTCATCATAGTCAGCATTAAAGTTTAATTGCCATCTAACGCCTCGCATGTGAGGGTCATTTTCCCAGAAGCCACTAATTTTGTCTCCATCAGTAAGAGAGCCAACAATAAGTCGATTACAACGATAAATGTATCCACCTTGCTTTCTATAAGACGGCTTGTGACCTTCTGTGGTTAGAACATCCGCTACCTTAAGTGTAATCCCAGGAAACCCGTCAATAGATTTGGGCCCATACATTTGAACTGTGCCTTTCTCCGCCCACAAAAGAGGGTCAACTGGATCTACTTTTCTGTTGTCGACAATGATCTGAACTCCACTGAAGATGTATTCGCAAAATAGCTCAGAAAAATGCTTAATAATCACGTTTTTAACTTTGGTTACATCTCTGTTTGTGATCAAGTCAAGATTTCTCATAATAATGTAGGTTCCACTAGAATCGCCCAACTCCCTGTTGAATAGACGAACCTCTTCCTCAGTTGGCTTGCGAGAAATAGAGCCCCATGCATCCAATTCTCTTACTTTTCGTAGATCATATTCTCGACACAGAATTTGGCTGGAACCTTCTAGTCTTGTTAATGTTATTTTCTCTGCGGCGAATGATAGGGGACCTTCAGTGCCACCAACGCCAAATTTTCCAAGCTGATTGGTTGTTCTCTCTCTTACATAGCCCAAGGAAAAAGAACCTTGCAAAGTTTCATAATCCATGCCAAAACCATTGTCCACTAAGTGAATCTCTGTTAGGCCGTTGGTTTTCACTCCGGAATGAATCAGTTTAACTGAGATCTTTTCTGCATTTGCGTCAAGAGAGTTGTCTACTAAATCAGCTAAAGCCGAATAGTATCTATAGCCACTTTGTCGTTTTACCTTGACATATGACCATCCGATTTTCCCTACTTGGAAATTTTCTGTTTTGTTTTGTTTTTTTGTTGCCAACATCCTTTACTCCTTGTTTTTAGATACGACCGATCTATGCGACCAATCTTGTTGCATTTTAAAAAGCCGGCTTTCTCTTCCGCTTGAAGATAGACCCTCAACCATAAGCCGAGGTGCCGGCAGACAATATAGAGCGGGAGACGAGACTCGAACTCGCGACCACCAGTATGGCAAACTGGAGCTCTACCAACTGAGCTACTCCCGCATGAAATGGAAGCGGAGGCAGGAATCGAACCTGCCACATTCGGGTTATGAGCCCGAGAAAACACCTTGTTTCCTCCCCGCATAAGTGGGGCTACCTTTTTGTGAGGGGAGGTAACCCTAAACCCTATAAAACAGGGGAGCCTCTTTATCTAGGGCAGGCTCCCGTTTCCCTCTAACAACACAGGAGGATCATTATCCCTCATTCATAAACTTGCTAAACTCCTCGTCAACACTATTGGTTGGTTGAGTAAACTTAGTGGTCTCTGACGAAGAACCCTCTGCTGAACTATCAGAAGATAGATAACCGTCAAGCAATTCTTGGATCTGTTCAGTGGTTTTCACCTCGAACAAAGCGTCAATGTCTGGGACGGAGTCAAGAAGTTCTTGGCAATCAGCGATGGCATCGTCACAAAGATCAGAAGGTCGTCGTCGAGGTTGCAAAGCAGTCTTAGGGAATGCTCCAGGGCCAGAAGCCAAAGTATAAGTCAATTTAATGTCAGTTCCTGTTTCAACATCAGTGATGTCTCCATAGTCAGGGTCTAACACATAACCCAGTAATGTTTCATATGCAGTCTTACCATAAGCCCAGATTTTTACACCTTCGGCTTCTTGACCACGAACTAATACGGGTGAGTAGTAGCGTTTTCGGGCAAATAGTTTCTTTGCCTCATTCTTGAGGGTAGAATCATCGTTCTCAACGCCTTCTCGCCAAAGCTTGGAAGCGAAGTCACAGATTGGACAAGCACCGTTGTCATTACGCTTGTTACAATAGATTCCAGGGTTTTTACCAACATTGTAGTGGAAGTGGAATTCTCGGAACGAGTCTCCATCGCCAGTTGGTAGGATGCGGACGTTTTGTACGCCAGCCTTCGGTTTCCACATGGTGGAATTTGAAGATGTTTTGTTTCCGTTCTTAGATGCGTTTAATTTCGCTCTCATTTTTTCGATATCTAAAGCCATAGTATTTACTCCTTGTGTTTTGCTATGTTTTTGTGTTTTATCACTAAGGTAGGCAGACTATTTTTTCATTCCGCCCCCGT